CCAAGAGACTTTACCATCTCGTAGGCTGCCTCGTCTTCATGTAGTTTCACCTCGGTAAAAGCAATGTTTTTCTTTGTTAGTTGGCGTTTGGTGCTTTCGCATTGAACGCATGATGGCAAGCTGTATACAGTAACCATTTAATCCTCCTTTAGATGTCAATTTTGATTGGTCTATTATTATAACACACACCCCCAGACAAAAGCAAATCCCCCACCCCGAAGGGTGAGGGATTGCAATTTGGAGCTTATTAAGCAGCGCCACCGCGTGATGCAATGGTACCAGCTGGAACCAAGAAGCCACCAGTAGCGATGTGACGAATACGCATCTCGAAGTCGTCGTTGTCGAAACCACCGTCGCGAGCAGGAACTGCACCGCCACCAAGGTATAGACCACCGTTTGCCTTGACGCGAAGCTCAGGAGTCTCGTATCCACGAAGGAAGCCAAGAGCAACTGAAGGGTTCAAGGTTGCAGATGGAACTGGAATTAGGAACCAGTAAGCGTCTGCGCCTGAGTTAATCTTCTTAATCCAAGGGTTTACAACAATCTCAATCTGTGAGCCGATTGGGTTGCCAGTAACGGTGCGAGTAACAACGTCACCAACGGTTGACTCAACAGAAACCTGCTGTACAGCAAGAATCTTCTTCGCGGTTAGCTCTAGTGAAGCAGGGATAACCAATGCGAAACGTGAGATAGGAGTTACGGTCTGGCCGTTGTAAACCTGGGTGTTAGCAGCCTGGATTGCAAGCTCTAGGTTCTCAAGGGTCAAAGCGAAGTTGAACAAGTTGCCGTTACCAGAGTTGAAGTTGGTAGCGTTTAGACCAGAGGTCGAAACAAGCTGCTTGGTAACTTCTTCGTCTTCCTTGCCAGCAGCCTTTAGGCCAAGCTCAACAGGTAGACGCTCTAGAAGACCGATGTTGCCATCGTTAACGATTGACTCCCATGAGAAGCGGATACGCTGACCGGCCTTCTTTAGCTGGATTGACTGGTCAGTAGCAGCAAACCAACCGGCAGTTGGGTACTCGTCGTACTCAGCAACGGTAGGTAGTGAACCTTCGCGGAAGGTGTCGCCTGCGTTGTCCTTACCTGCATCGTCGTATGACAAGTTCATGTAAGTCTGTGGGCGGAAGTCATCAAGAACTAGCTTGCTTGCGAATGAAGACCAGACCTTTGGAGCTGACTGGTAGTTCTCAAGAAGAATCTTGTTGATTGCTGGAGCCAACTGCACAGGAAGGTCAGAGGTAGCGATACCTTCTTGTAGCTTTAGCTTGTCTGCGCGGTCACCGCGTAGTGCACCTTCGAGCAGCTTTGCAGCCTCTAGGTTGCGAGGGGTAATGTTTTCAGTCATTGTCTATATCCTTACGCTGCTGATGGAACTAGGCGAACGTAGACAGTGCCAGCTGAAGTGCCAGCCTTTGCTGCGATTGCGTGTCCGATGAACTTGTTGCCTGAAGCAGTGACGTTTACAACGCCTGCTGAGGTAACGTATACGGCTGCACCAACAGTAACTGCTACTGAGGTGGTTAGTGCTACAACACCGTTTAGCTTGAGGGTAGTGTAGTAGTTACCGTCTTCGCCTACTGATGCGTCGCGCTGTGCGATTCCGACAACCTGACCAACCTGAACAAGGTCACCAGAAACTACGGTGCTTGCAACAGGGAAAACCAGCTCATTGCCGTCTTTGTAAATCTCGTTAAGAGCCATTTACTTTTCCTTTTCTTACTTAACGCCAGTGATGCGAGAAGTAACTGCTTCCCACTCGTCGACTAGGCTTGACTTGTTTGCTTCCTGGATAACACCAGTGGTGTCTTCAGTGGCAGGGGTTTCTACAGCAGCAACTGACTCAGCAATTTCAGCAACATATGCCTTCTCTGCTTCGATAAGTTCTGCTACAGTCTTTTCGTTGGCCTCTGACTTCAGGGCCTCTGCTACACGAGCAATTGCCTTTGAAGGTAGACCGGACTCGTTGAACTGCAATGCTACGTCAACTGGGTTTAGTGCTTCAGCTAGTTCTTCAACAGCCTCTTCACCTTCCACGATTTCAGCAGGCTTTGCAGCCTCAGCCAGAATCGAAACTGACTCGACTACAGGCGTGAGTGCCTCAACGAAGGCAGCTTTAAGTTCAGCAATTGCTGACTCAAATTCTTCCTTAGTAATGGACATTCCATTTCCTTCCGATACGGATTCTGCAACCGGAGTGGTTTCAGTATCTTTTCTGGTGTAGCTCTCGAGAAGGTTCAAAAACTTTCCTCCTGCGCCAGCTACGGTTACAACATCAACGCTGGTCATAGGGTCTGACACGAGCGATTCGATGATGGGTCCTTGACGACCCTCTGCCTCACCAACAGTAGCATTACCTAGTGCATGGATTGACAAGCCTACATCCCCAGCCATCTCCTTGATAATAGGAGCATAGTGAGAATAAAATTCGATTTCTGCAACAAGACCGTTCTCTGAGAACACAGCGTCAGAGGTTAGTTTACCAGCAAGCTGGTGAACGTCACGCTCTGGGCGGTCAGATGATTCGGTGGCAGATGGGTGGTTCATGAAAACTTTGGTACCTTTTTTGAATACCTGAGGGCCGTACTCGGCAAGCATCTCTGCGCCGTAGTAACCAGATGAGCCCCAACCGGCTTCAATAACTTTTACGCTCCACTTATTACCCTTTTTAGTTGGGGTAGCGAGTGAGGCGTTCTCATTCAGCGTTACTGACATATTTCTCCAATAAGTTATTTACTAAACACTATTATAGCATACAATGTGTTATGCAGTAGGATTTGAGTCTTGGTCGCGAAGGTCGTTTGCATTGTCTTGCATCGAACCAACTGCACCAGACTGTCCTTGTCCTGGAATCGCAGAGTTGTCGTCATTGCTGTCATTGCTGTTGTCGTTACTGTTGTCATCAATTCCGTCATCAGGAACGTCATCATGCAACTTAGCAATGTCGAGAACCTCAAGGATTGCTTCGCGGTACTCATCCTGGTGAATAGCCTTTGACTCAAATGCAAGGGCAAGAGCCTGAGTCATTCTCTGTGAAGGTTCAGTCTCAATCTTTGGCCAGTTGATAGCAAGTGTGTCAGGGTTTGCACCAATGAACTTCATAATGCGACGGTAGAACATTGACCAAACCTGCTGGCGAGCTTCCATAGCCTTCACAGTAGGAACATCTAGGGTCTGTGCAGTTCCGTAAGCACCCGAGGTGCCAGGGTCTGATAGAAGTGCAACAACAGATACCTCAAGTGCAGATGCAACCATCGAGCCCAATGGGCGACCGTTAGTTAGGTCAATTGTTGAGCTTGAGCGTGGCATAGATGATAGCTCGACATCGGCACCCATCACAGCGGTAGAACCTGCCTGAGTCGGAGTTGCGATAGTCGCAGCAGCTGCGTTAACGCCAGCCTTGGTCTTTGACTTCAACTGCCATGCGAACATTGACAGGGCCTTCAGCATACGAGAACCGTCTTTTAGGTAGTCGTTGTAAGCGTGTGCCCAAGGAAGTGCAGGGAAAGCATCTGGAACACCCCAGATTTGACCAGCACGACGGTTTACACGAGATGCAAACATACGGTATGAACGGTCAACTCGCTGGTTCTGGATGGTAGCTGCGAACTTGCCACCCATAGGCTCGTAAGTGTCAGCTGGGTACCAGACGTTCATCTGAACAGCTTTAGGAGATGAAGCGTTAAGCTCCTGCTCGTAGCGAGTCCATGAACGGCGGTAGTAGCGGATTGCTTCTGGGTCATCAGGGTCAGTCACAACGCCAGTAACCTCATTGAAAGGCACACGCTGGAACTTCTTGCTGGTGATTGAGCCAAGCACAAAGAACTGACCATCTGTGAAGTGGCTACGCTCGTTGATTACCTGAGCTTCAGATGAGAACAGAACATCCTGGTTCTGCTGGTCCATCATGGCCTTCTTGACGCGAGGTGGCTGTTCACCGAATGTAACGCCACGACCGAAGATGTAAGATGTACGCAGACCGCAACCACGCTTAAGCAGTGGGTTAGCCTCAGAGGTCTCTCGGATTACATCCGCTGCCTTCTGAAGCTGGTCAAGCTGAAAAGCATCAGTAAGCTCAACAGAGCCAAGTGCGTTCCAGCCCTTGTCCTCAAATGCTAGGATTGCGCTCGCCATAGCGGCGTAACTCTCCGAGAGAACCTCGTTCTCGTTCATTAGCGACTGAATTTGTGAAGAAAAGTCCTCAGAAGTCATTAAAAAGTCCTTAAAAAGTAGTGTAATACTATTGTATCACACATTCAGGACAATTTACCAAGTCCAGGTGCTGTAAAAAGGGTGCTCTGCATCTAGTTCGTTTGTATCCCAGGTGATAACATCTCCAGGCTTCTTATCGCCATAAGCAGAGTTGCTCAAGTAATCCAGGTTCACCGTGGCGTATACTAGAGCATCTAAGTGGTCGGGGGACTTAACGCCTCGTGAGCGCATATCATCCTTCGACTCAATCTGAATCGCACCTTTATTAGTGAACTTATACTGAATCATCAGCAGCTCATCAAGCAACTGCTTGTCATCTGGGTCAAGGTCAATCTCGCCAGCCAGCATCTGCTCTCGTAGAGAGTCGAAGTTATAGGCACGAGCGTTACCCCAGCGGTTGTTGTCAGGGCTTGCAGCAGCACCTAGCATCGAAATAATTGTGTATGAATCCCTGGCAAGGTTTACCAGGATATCGATAATCGGGCCACCAAGACCAGCACCATCGACTCGGACTTCTTTACAGCCATGCTCGATGGCAAGCCTGTGAATCCTGTTAGCACTCTCAATAGCAGTAGCTTTAGTCCAGCTCTCTAGCTTACGGCTTCTGCCACCTCGGTTAATGTAGACCACAGAGTCATCCTCACCGAAGCGAGCAACGTCGCAGCCGAGCTTAGGGATGATGTCGTAGTCTTCTGTAATCGTGGTGTCAATTGCTCT